TATCGACATCTTTTACATCGTCAGGCATGGCTTGGGTCGGCTGTGTAAACGGACTATCACCACAATTACGTGGCGGGCTCTTTAGTATTTCTTTGAGTTTTACATACGACATATGATCCTTGCCGTAACGTATAACAAATTCATTATGTAAATGACACCACATCGAATAGAGGAATGCGTAATTATTTATACTTTCACGAAGCCACACATTGCTCGGATGATTAACATGTGAAGCTTTATATAAACTATCTTCTTCGTGTCTCCACCGTTTAATCTTTGATCCTATTTTATTCTTATCATAGTATGCTGCACCATCTAATACTCGATGAGCTGTAGACATAAGCTGTGCATATTCCACAAGCATCTTGCTACAATGTTTATCAAGGTGCATCTCTGCACTGGCTTTCGCATCACTGTCTAAATAAAATATATTCATTCTTTATCCTCAGTTATATGTATAGGTCTAACACAGTCAGGAAAGATAACCAATGGCATATCTTCCATCCAGTATTCTTTGGTGAACTTGTATTTCTTATAGTTTTCGAATGTGGTAACTTTGGCCGTGCCGTCACCTAAGGGTTGTTTCATTAAACTCATGTGTATATTATATCATAGTTTGTACTGAATGTACATCTATATTGTGAATGATTCTCCACAGCCACACCTGGCTTTTTCTTTAGGGTTATAAAATTCGAATCCTTCATTTAGACCTTTGACTTTATAGTCTATCTCACAACCAGTTACATAAGCTAAAGACTTTGCATCAACAACAATGTTAACACCTTTCTCTAAGTAAGACTGATCATCTACTTCTATTCTATCTGCGTATTCTAAATGGTAGGCTAGGCCTGAACAGCCCGTGGTTTTAACTAGTACTCTAAGCTTACGATCTTTTACTTGATCTATTAGTTTATCAGCAGCAATGTCTGTTAGAGTTATCATAGTATTATTTATAAGAAGAACCGGAGTATTTGGTTATAAGGAACTCCGGAGAAAACCTCAACTAGTTGCCCTAGGCTGCTAGTGCATAATCGCTTGTGTTGCCGATTAAATTTTCATGTTTAAGTCTTTGTTGACTGACGAGTTTTGAGTGGATCTGCTACTTAGTCGATGCCGAATCTCCCCCATTAAATGATACTTGTTTCCTGTAGCAGGATAGAGTACCATTTGGTGGAGGAGGTGGGAATCGAACCCACGTGCTAAGTGCTCCTGCCTAAACCTTTACGTCGTTCTCACTTCATTGAATAATGAATGTTATGCATCATGAGATAGTAGCTTCCACAATACCGCTGCAGAAATCAAGCCTACTAAACCAGCGTCACCTAACTGGGATACGATACCAATAATGGTACCAATTACGTCGCCACCTAAGAAAGGTACAGCACCGCCGAAAACGATTTGTAACATGATCGCAAGACCAATTAAACTCATCGCTACCGCTGTTGCAGCGCTAACGCCACTTGTGATTTTATCTAACATATATTCTCCTATGTCGTTTTTTAAAAATAGTTTAGCCTTGTCTCGAAGGTGGTTCATCCTTAAACTGTTCGTTTATTTTATCATTTAGTTCAAGGAATAAGGGGAAGAGCAAGTTGGACATGAGTCCGATTACAGCGAGAGTAACAATAAATCCCGCGCCCATCCATGTAAGTAGTTCAATCATAATTTATTTATCTATCCTGAAACCTCCAGGATACCTTTTTTCAATTTAAAGAACCATTATAACATAATTTATAGGTAAAGTACACAGCAAACGCAACTATTTTCGCTAATTAGTTGAAAAAATCCATATGGTGAAAGTTATTAGGTATATATGAAGGCTGGCATCCACGGTGCTGGAAGTTTGTCATCACCTTCCGCCCAAGCTAGTAATTCTTTAAAGTGCTTAGATCTTGGATGAGGTGTTACAGCGCCGCCAGAAGATAGCTTCTGTGGGTGATCACCGATGGAAGTCTGTATTAGGTTCGGTCTGGCTAATATGTTTGCTTTTAATAGTTCTTTATTTTCATCATTCAATTTAGGTTCTATACCATGTTTAATAAAGTTGTAAATCATTTCACCAATAAAGTAATGACCATCCTCTCCTCTGTGATCATCTACAAAATTCTTGGTATTAACTACTACTACAAGATCACCATTTGCAATAATGCCTTGTCTCTCTAACCAAGAATCTATACGACCTAGGTTACCAAACATCTCATTACCAGTTTTAGGTTTTAGATATAAAAAATCTAATAGTTCTTTATCATACCATGAATCATTAGTAAACCAATAATAAGGAATATTGTGTGCTTCACAATACGATGCAACATGGTTTTGTGCCATTGCCCATTTGTGCTTTAAATCATTGTGTATAATTGGTAGATTTAAATAAGCTTCTCTATACTCTACATATCTTTGATAGTATTTTATGATCTTTTCTATATGTGGGTCTTCATGATTCTTTAAATAATATGGATGTACATCTTGTTTATATCCAGCCTGATATAATATATTTGAAAACCTTAAACCTAAGTGATTCATTAGTGAAGGCATTGCTTCTAACATTCCTGTTTGTTCATCTTTCCTTAGATAGCTTCCTGTAGATGTTAGCCTAATCATTCCTTCACGTGGATACTGATTTAAATAAGTGAACTGGTCTGAGTTAACCGGATTGTCACCTTCTCTGATATTATCAACAAAACATCCATCTCTAAATGGATCATCTGCGTACATGCGGTGATAAGGAATATCAAATCTATCTTTATAAGTCCATTGTATAATAACCATATCTGGCTTGATTGTATTTGTTTCTAACCAGTGGATTGTAGAATCTGCTATAGCTCCTGCTGAATCTCCACCCTTAGCAAGGTTAATAACATTAGTATCACCTAATAACTTTCCTGCTATATTAGGCCATAGCTTATCTGCATAATTATTAAGTACAGCATGATTAGTACCATGCGTGTGTGAACAACCGTTAGCTAAGATCATTTAATCCACTCCACTCAATAAAGTTTCTATAGTCATCTAATGAATCTACTATCGGTTCACCTTTAACATTCAAAGAAGTATTAAGTAACATAGGGCAACCAGTTTCTGCATACCACAATTCTAATACTTCTCTTAATACACTAGTACATTCTGGCATAACTATTTGTACACGTGCAGATTTATCTACATGCTCAACTAATTTAAAATCTGGCCACTTGTGTTTAGGTGTGAATTGCATATACTCACTGCCATATCCTTTAAAATAATCATCATAATGTTCTGATAAAATAGCAGGTGCAAATGGTCTCCAAGTATCTGTTCTGTTTTTTACATTAAATATTTCGTGAAGAAATTGCTGATCTCCTCTTGGATCACATAACAATGATCTGTTACCTAATGCTCGTGGCCCAAACTCTGCTCTTCCAGAACATACCGCAGCAATATTTCCTTTTTGCAATTCATTAACTATTTTTTGTGGATCCATACGTGGAACTTCAGTTCCTAAGTACGGTCCTCTCCAGTGTATTTTATTTCCGAAATGTCTTGCTGCTGCACCTAATGCTGAACCAGCATCACCAGGGTTTGGCATTATCCAAATGTTCGCTTTCATAGAAGCAGCTTTACTATTAGCTACGCAGTTTAATGCACATCCACCCATAATAATTAAATTCTTGTGGGATGTATGTCTTTGTATTGTTTTAAGGAAATAGTATTCATAATGATCTTGAATATTTCGTGCAATATTTCTCCGATCCTGTTTATTCTTAAGTTTGATTTGAGCATTTTGATACCGTGGAGCAAATAGCCAGTGCTCTGAATGGCAACTCCCTTGGAACATTGGGGCTAACTTAGGCACAGCATCTATAAAACCGAAAAGCTTTTTGTCTTCTCTGTCATATCTATCACCCAGTGCTGCCATGGCCATAACAATATATTCGTCTTGCATTGGTTTATAACCTAATTTCTCTGTCACAAAAGAGTAAGGCAAACCAAAAGACTTAGGATATTTCATTCCCCAAGTTTGTTTCATTACTCCATCACGCACTTTATGGACTGTAGCTGTCTCCCATTCTCCAACAGCATCCATAGTTAGTATATCACAATCATCAAAAGGTGATGTTGCCCATCCAGCCCAAGCATGTGTTTCATGGTGGTTATATTCATAGTCAACAGGAATGTTTCTTTCTATTGGTTCTTGCCCTGCCCATTTACGGCGGGCGTTTACATTGGCAAGTATTTGATGACCGACTACAACATCGGCCTTTGGTAGTAGGCTAGCATCTAACCATTTAGAATTCTTATTACGATCATGTCTTTCTTGGTGGTGAGCTTCTAGTATCTCACCATCTTCTATTAAACACCATGCGGCGTCGTGGCTTCCTTCAGATATTCCTAATATTCTCATTATAAAACACAGCTCTCACAATAGTCATCATATTCCTTATCAGATGCAAAGTCTTTACGTTCATAATCCATTGTGTCTGATTCGTCTTCAGATGCCATGTCATTTGTATTAAAGTAATATAATTGCTTACCACCGTATTTATAGAAGGTAATAAGATCCTTCATCATCTCAGACATAGGTACTTTGTTGTCTTCATAATGAGCAGGATTATAACTGGTGTTAATAGACATACCTTGATCTACATACTTCTGAATAACAGCCATGATCTTTAAGTAACCATCGGGTCCTTTCTGATCCCATAGTAAATCATATTTGTTTTTTAGGTTATGTATTTGTGGTACAACCTGTGCCATGACTCCGTCCTTGGATTGCTTATAAGATACTAATGCTCTTGGTGGTTCAATACCATTTGTAGCATTACCAATCTGTGCTGAGGTTTCAGCTGGCATGATAGCCATTAACGTTGAATTTCTTATGCCATCCTTTAAAAGCTGCGCCCTGAGCGACTTCCAAGGCATTCTTTCCTTATGTTTGACTAATTCATTGACCTCTTGTTTATATGTGTCTATCGGCAAGATACCATGCCCGTACTTAGTCTCGAGATTTTTATAACAAGTTCCACGCTCTTTTGCTAGGTTTGCACTAGCTTTTATAAGATAATATGACCATGCTTCTGCGTACTCGTCAACCGTATCAAGGGCTTCAGCATCGTACTTCAATCCACGCTTCGCTAAGAAGTATGCTAGGTTAATGATACCTACACCTAGTGGTCTTCTAGCCATTGTTGATCTCTCTGCTGCAATGATAGGATAGTCTTGGTAATCTAATAGAGCATCAAGAGAACGTACAGCTAAATCACAATACTTCTCAAAGTCTTTAGGATCATTAATTAATCCCCAGTTGATTGCACTTAGAGTACATAGACTGATCTCACCTTTATCTACATCATCATATGATTCTAATCCGTGGCTCGGTAGATTAATTTCACAACAAAGATTAGACTGGTGTATCGGAGCCTGCTTCTCAATAAACGAACCGTGAGTATTTGCATGATCTACGTTCTGTAGATATATCCTACCTGTCTCTTTACGTTCTGTTAAGAACTGAGAGAATACTTCAATAGCTGGTAGAGATTTCTTACGTATGTTACGTGATCTCTCATACTTCTCATATAACTCTTTGAACTTATCTTGATCCTCAAAGAATGCATCATATAATCCTGGCACATCATGAGGGGAGAAGAATGTTATCTTACCACCAGTTAATAGTCTCTCATACATTAACTTATTAAACTGGAATGCATAGTCCATGTTACGTACACGTGTCTCATCCGTACCACGGTTATTCTTTAATACAACTAAGTCTTCAAATTCATAATGCCATACCGGTAGATAAACAGTTGCTGCACCACCACGTACTCCACCTTGAGAACAAGACTTAACCGAAGCTTGAAACAATTTAAGGAATGGAATAAGACCAGTGTGTACAACAGAGCCATCACCAATATGTGAGCCTTGTGCTCTAAGTTTACCAGCATTAATACCTAAGCCAGCTTTCTTACTTATGTATTTAACGATTGATGTTGATGTTGCATTGATAGAGTCTAATGAATCATTGGTCTCAAGCACTACACACGAAGAGAACTGTCTTGTAGGTGTACGTACTCCAGCCATAATAGGTGTTGGCAATGAGATATAGAATTTAGATATAGCGTCATAGAATTCACGTATGTATTTCATACGTCTTCCATTGTATCTGCCGAACAATGTCATAGCAATCATAATATATAACACCTGAGGTGTTTCGTATATGGTTCCATCACTTCTATTCTGTACAAGATACTTAGATCTCATCTGCTCCATACCAGCATATGTGAAGTCATCATCACGTGAGTGATCTAATATGTTATCATTGATATAACTTAATTCAGCATCAGAATATTTGTTTAGTACATCCTTGTCATATACACCAGCTTCAATGTTATGATCAATGATCTCTGCAAGAGGCCAAGGATCTTTATCACCATACACTAACTTCTTAAGCTTATAATTGATTAGCCTTGCAGCTACTGTTTGATAGTTAGGTGTTGCCTCAGTGATTAGTTCTGCCGAGGATTTGATTAGGAGGTCATGTATGTTAACAGACTCCATCTCGTTATACAATTGGATATTGGCTCTCATCTCTATCTCAGAAATACTTACGCCAACTAAATCATTACACGCCCATTCCAGCACTCGGTGAATTTTGTTAATGTTAAATGGCTCAGTCTCACCGCTGCGCTTGGTTACGAAAATCGACGTCATGTCACTCCAAATTAAATTTTATTATAGGTATATTATATCACACAAAGTGTGAAAGTACATGCTTACAATATATTATTAACAGATAAATAAATGTTTTCTTGTGTTTTGTATATAGGAACTCCAGCAAAATATCCAACTGGACTTATAGAGTCTAAATACACGGGTGTTCCTTTAGTGCTTTCATGCAAGTCGTGATTTAGAATGTATTGACCCTCACGATAAAGATCTTTAAAATCTTCGTTTAGATCTATTGAAGTATTGTGACCTAAGTCTTCTAAGACTTTAAGTATATCTTCTTCTGCCATACCAGTCTCTTCTCTAAGAAGAAACAATGCAGCTGCGTATGAAGCAATTCTAGTTTTACCAAATGGTACCTTCTCTAATATTCTCTTTAGATTAAAGACCATCTTATGAAATACTGTATATGTTTTCTTTTGCTTCGATGTTTGTACATCACCTTTAACTAATAACTTACCTTTATCGTCAATAACTCCTTCCTTATAGGCATCGGTTTTATTCCATTTAGTTGTAAGTAAGCGAATAAATTTATATGTAATGAATAAATCTACAGCACTCTCTTTTAAATATTGACTCATAGTTTCCTTAATACGTCTATAATAGTTACATCCAGTGGGACTTCGATAAACTCGTCCTCTGGTAAATAGTTTAAATAAACCAGAAACGTTTTAACTGTGCTTAACAGAGTCATATCAGTCTTAGACATTAATATTTCTGCACATACACTTGGTCCTAACACATTACCTAATATAATAATATGGTTTAATATCAATCTTTCTTTCAAATCATCATCACGATAATACCTATTAACCAATCGATTAATGTATTTAAATCTAGATATATCTTCCTTAAAGTCTTCAGTGGTTGCCCACTTATCTTTTTGATAATGCTTTGCAGCATATAACTCGAAGTTATTCTTAGTCAATTCCATAATATATATTTATCCTTTTAAAAGGTGTTACTACTTCCTACCGAACCATTTTTTTGCCTTTGATTTTTTAGGTGTAGCTTTTCTAGTGCCACGTGCCTCAGGCTTAGCTATTGGTGCAGCTTGAACTTTAGGCTTTTTTACAACTACCTTCTTTGCTTCAACACCATTCCACTTATCCATGAGCTCTTTACTATGAGCATATCTAGAACCATCATTGGCCATTAACATCACCGAACCGTCTTCGCTGTAAATACCATTGGCTCTCATGACACTGTTTGCTAACTCACCTGTTTTTCTTATCGCCATCGTACTTCTCCTTATGTAGTAATTATATCTGATAACCAGAATGTTTTAAATGTTTCTGATTCTTTCAATTTCACTTTTACATGATTTGTTCCTATTGTATCTATAACACCTGCTATGCCACCTTTGGTAACAACTTTGTCATTCACACTAAATAGTTTACCAGCAACATACTTCTCACGAAGATTGCTTACCTTCTTTAATTTGATATCTTGTCTAAAAGATTTCTCTTCTTTTAAACCCATGCCAGTACGGACTGCATTCATAAGTCCTTCAGCATCTTTAAATTTCTTTGGTAGACCAGATGTAAATGCAACAAGATCATTTTTGCTTGCAGCAGCTCTCATCTTAGAGGCTGACATACCTTCGGCACCTTCAGCATCAGGATCTCTCTCACCAGCATTGATAACTTTAATAGATGCAAAGTCATAGAAACCATGAGCTCCTTTTTTACCATTATATTTCTTTACTAACTTAGCAAATTCATCTACTCTGTCAGAGCCAACAACTAATTCTAAGTTCTTGTATCCATCATTTTGTGCTATAGCTAGTGCATCAAATATAGTCTTGACCTTCTTATCCATAAGAATCATACGTGCATGTACAGGAAATACCTTACGCATAAACTTTACTTTAGTCTTCCATTCTAATGGGTTCTTTTTATTATCTTTAGTTTGAGTTGCATAAATTCTATGATCACCCGTGCCTTTCTTATGACTTACGTCTAAAAGCTTTTCATGACCAATAGTAGGGGGATTAAATCGACCCCAATTTATAGTGACTGTTTCTGACGCAGCCTCTTCAAGATAGTGTTCTTTAAAACTATGCAATGACATTATTTGTCGTACTTTACTTTGCTAGCAGATGTTAAAGCCTTATCAATGTTATCCATTGCATCCATAAAGATTCTATGCTCACCATCGTATTTTCCAGAGTTATCACCCATGCTAGGCCCAACATCTTGATCCATAAATCTTATTTGATCCATGAGCTGTCTTAATTTAAAAGCTTCTTTCGATAATATTTTAAATTGTCCAACCATTTGAGCTGGTGTGAAAAAACCTTTTACTCTCTTTGGTCTCTTTGCTTCAGACATATCTCTCAATGCTGCTGTTATGTTTACTGGTCCCTTTGTCATATTATCCCTTATTTAATCTTTTCTATTTTTTTCATTGCATCGATAAGTAATTTACCATCATCAGCATCAATGTATACAGCCATATGATCTTTACGTTTCATCATACGAAATTTAACACCTTTACCTTTGATAGCAGACTGAATAGCCTTTGCACTATCGATATCTGTTTTAATGATTGCACGTGGTTTGTCAAGTTTAACTGCATCGTTACCATAAGCACCTTGCATTTCTGTAGGTAATTTAACATTGAATCTACCAACCTTTTTCTCACCAGGAGCTGCAGGTTTATTTTTATCACGTGGTATTGGTGAAAGTTTAGCTTTATAAATAGCTTTCTTTAAGTCACCCATTGTTTCATTACCATCACCTTTAACAGATATTACAACATCATTACCTATAATTAAATCAACATCATCCCAGTATAAACTTCTACCACCTAAGATTTTTTTTACTCTAGCATCCTTTTTAAGATATCTAGTTGTTTGAAGTTCACCCATTTGATTCATCTTAGACTTATCGTTGAAGGCCTCTGTTAAAGCAGCTCTAATTTCTCTTATAGTAATCATAGTTTCTTATCTCCTTTTTGGATTCCTAAAGGAGCAAGTACTTCCTTATTAGTCTTTTTATTATTATCGTTGCTACGTAACCATTCTGCGCTGCTAAAGAAATCGAATACATCTTGTTTTGTACCACTAATAAATACTTTATTCTTTGCATTCTTATTTACATATGGTTGCTTAGCATTAGTATAATTGCCAGTCTCAGGGTTTTCTTCTGTATCAGCATTAATACCAAGTTCGTTATATATTAATGGAACAATTTTACCTTTACGACCATCAAAGTGTTGACCTGTAATTTTGATATCGTATCTCTTTTCCCAGGCTGCATGTTTCTTTCCATTTTGCTTTCCAGTCTTGTCTATATAATTTTTACTTGGATAAGCAAAGTACCATAGGTCAGTAACATCAAGTTTTATATTACCTTTAGCAGCAACTAAACCTTTGGCTGGCGCAAACTTGGCTGTAGCATTCCATGAAGCATGCTTGTCATCATCAGTCCATTTATCTTTGCGAGCTTCGTTTAAAGCAGCTTCTCTTAATTCTTTTATTTTTATCATTTAATTCTTGCTCCTGTGTCTATACCAATTTGTGCCATGGCATAATCGAATTCCCAATCCTTGTTTTTTTTATTTTTAATATATTCTTTTTTCTGAGCAGGTGTCATACGTTTCATTAAAAGTTTCTCATTACCTGCCTGAGTTTGTTTACGTATCTTATCCCATTCAGCTGCATTCTTTGCTACTGCTTGATGTGCTTTTGATACTGGGCCACTTTTAATTTTTGGTTGAGAATCTATTTTAGCCATTTGGATTTTTCTATTACGAGCATCATTTCTCTTTTGATCTGCTCGAGTATAAGCTTCTCTTAATTCTCTTATCGTTATCATCGTGATTCGGACTCCCACCCTTTGATTATGTCTTTACTAAAGTTATTATATGAAAATTCCATACGGTCTACAATCTTTACAGCACCATTGGTTAGGTGATCTATAGCAACATAGCCTTCAGCTCCTGTTACTTTAAAACCGTCTTTAGTCTTTATAAATGTATTTATACTATCCATACTATCCAAGTGAGTTAATAGCTTTTTCTTAGCCATAACTAGTTCATTTTGCATATCAAACATACTTATAAGGTCAGTTTCAACATCATCTGTAAACCATTCTAAGGCTGCCAGCTTCGCTTCTTCTTTTCTGTCCTTCCCAGCATCCGATTTAAGACGTTCCTTTTCGGTGTTATATCGATTTTCGATCCATCCGATAAGTTCTGCCACATACGCTTTGGAGTCTGTGACATCCTCTTGCGTTCTAACTTTCGTATTGCGAAAGGTATTGATAAATAAATTAATATCTGGATTTGTAGCCACGTCTTTAAGCGTACCAGCAGCGATCTTCTGGAAGAGCTTGCCGGCATTTGATATATGTGTGGTAATTTCATCTGTTTCCTTTTTAGATAATGTGGCTTCACCAGAGATATCAGGGAAGTTAGCAGACTTCTGCCATACTGACCTAACTGTTTTGAATGCTGCAATGGATACACCGAATGATGCATTCATCTTCTCAAATGATGTGCCTGAGTAATAAGTATGCCACACTACTCCTATCTTAGAAGCTCTAATATCTTTAGCCGCTGCGATAGGTACTGCGTATACTATAGTGTTCGGGTGAAAGGTTACATACTTCTGCCCGTCAATTGTTGCGTTCTTTAAATCTTTCTTTATAAACATTATGTCACCTTGATATACACCTTTCTTTATACCAAGTTTACTTAATTCTTGAAATGCTACGGTTAGCTTTGCTGCTAAATCACCTGAGGTATCAGCCTTCACATCCTTTACTGATTTATATACCTTAGGATTCTTATTGAATATTCCTTTCTTTGCAACAAAGAACTTGCCATCTTCAGGATCTATACCAGCGAATACAGCTGGTGCACCATCCCATTTAACAGTTACTTGTTTAGAAGAATTGTCATGCCCGGCTAACATATCTCTTAAATCTCTTAAAGCAAATATAGCACCACGTGCTCCGGCTACTCCACCATCTATAACCATGTCCTCAATATGAGTCATGTGAGTATTCTTAGCTTCTACTATGTGCCGCTTAAAATTCATGCAAAGTCCTTGATTTTACTTAGTGGCAAAGTTGTAGCAC